GGGGAAAGCTGCGGCAGCTTCCATGTCACGAACGGCGCGGCAGCAATCGGCACGATATTCGAGCCGCCAACGCTGTCCTGGCCGTAATACACGCTAATGACATAGAGCCCTGCCCAGCCCGCATCGACCGATGGCGTCTCCTGCTCGCCGGCAGGGCCAGGTGGGCCAGCCTTCATTTGCAACTGCACCTGCTGCAAACGCTGCGTATTCTGCGCGGTCCCGCTGTTCCCAGGACCGCTATACGGCTGCGCCGGATTGCTCGCGTTATAGTACGGAAGCACCACCGGCGAAGCATCGATCTCCAGCAGACTTGCCTCGATCAGGTAATTGATTCCCTGACCAGGGGTCGTCGGCGCAGTCGTTGTGAAACTCGTCGGCGCCAGTGTCACCCCCATGCGCACCAGCGGCAGTGCATCGGCCGGAAGCGATCCAAACGGGGTCGTGTCAACCTGGCCAAACTGCGTGATGCTGCCAGCACCCACCACAACAGACATCGACTGCGGCTCAGTCGGCCCACACGCTAGCCCATCGACGACAATATTCGTCCCCAATGTTGCCTGCGCCAAATAGCCGATCGCCACCATGATGTTGCGCTCGGTGCTGAGCAAATCCGTATCCAGCGGTATCCCGCCGGGATAGACGATCTGTCTGTCCACGATGCAAGTGCCTCTCAGTAATGATTTAGCCCAGGACGTTCAGTTTTCGATGTTCAGCCAAGCGATACTGGCCGCTGGCAGCAGCTTTGTAACGGTCGTCTGTATCTCAGCGTCACTCACCACCGTACTTAGCATCGAGAGATCGCCATAATATTGCAGGCCGCCGGTCCCGTAACCCGCCAGCAGAAGAATGCCGCCGCCTAGCGGCCGATAAGCCGTGATAAAAACCTGATATGGCAACGCGAGGGATCCCCATCCGCCCGCACCCGAAACGGCTACTGCCACGCCGTCCACGCGAGTCTGGCCACCATAGCAGAGCCCGCCCACGTTATGACCACCGGTATCGCTCGGTCGCGCCGGTTCGAACACCCGCGGCGGCCGACCGGTGAGTTCCGTCAGAGCCAACACCATGGCGGCACGTGTCGCACGTGGCCGCAACAATTCCTGATTTATCCGGGTCCGGAATGCACTATCCACCTCGGCATTTCGTCGTGGCAGCGCAGTGCCAAAGAAATCGGCGCTGATAAGATCGAGAAAGCCGCCACTGGCGGTGGCGATTCGCGCCTGTGCCTGCACCGTCTGGATCAAGCCGAACATGGCCGACCAGCACGTTCCCAAACCCAGTAACACAGCTTGCAGTAACGGCGACGCCTCACCAAACCAGCGCGCCGGCAACACAGCCTGCATCCGCGCCGCCATATCGTCGCTATCGCCTGTCATCTCAATTCACCACAACCGAAGCCGCAATGATCACGCCATTCACCGGCGCCGCGACATCCGCCGTGCCACCATTGATCGTCGTTCCAACAACACTAACGACGGACGGGTCAGCACCATGTCCTAGCGCGTCGAGCTTCGAAATCGCTAAGGTGCCGCCCATCGGCAGCCCTGCGATCCAAGCCAGCACCGCCTTCTGCACGGAGGCGGCAACCGCTGGCTCCGTCAGTGAATTGGAAGTCTCAAGATTCATGCCCACCGTCACGTTCACCACAACAGGAGGCGTCACGGCATAAGTCGAACCCAACGGCCGAACCTGCTCGACGGCCGCCTGCACGTCGCTGATCAACGACGCAGGGGGATTACCCGTGCCGTCATCGACCGCGACCACGAAATGCCCCGGCAACGAATTGCCCGACCCATCCTCGTTCTCTACAATACCAAAACGGAGCCCTTGCTGCACAGCCAGGATCGCATTGCTCACGGCAAGTCGCGTCGCCAACGGCAGACTATTGATGTAGGTCTGGAACCGCAGCCGAAGCGCCGCATCACTCTCAGGATCAACGCCGCCCACGAACGGCGCGGCATTATTGACCGTATCGATGCCAGGGATTGCCGCATTCAGCAAACCGATGGCGCCAGCGAGCACGTTACCGGCACTCCCCGCGACCAGCGCCTGCACCGGCACATCGACAGAGGCTTGCTGTGCCTGCAAACTATAGCTCGTTACGCCATTCACCACCGTGCTCGTGGCACTCGCCACGACAGCAAAACTCTGCGTGCCGTCCACCGTGCGCACCACCGTGCCAACCGGCACAAAGCCACTTAGCCCACTCGTATAGCGCGCAAACGTCACGATGCCATTCGCCGGCGCGCCAGGCAATCGTACCAGGGAATAGTCCGCCATCCAGCTATCCAGATCCGGCCCGTTACTCGTCGATGCCCGCGTCATCGAAAGCACTTGCAGGATCAGCCATTGCATCCACAACGCCACCGAGGCACTCGCCTCCAGCACCGCCCGCAGCACGCTGCCGACTGACAAGTCGATAAGCTGCTGCGCCCCACCCTGCACCGCGGCAGCCATCTGCTGAACCAGAGTCGAGAAACCGTTGAGAGGCAGCAGCATCTCAGGCGCCTACCTGAAACGACAAAACCTGCGTGGTTCCGGCGGTCGAGTCGACATAGCGAATTTGCACGATAACGCTCCCGTCGGCAGAACTCTGCACATCGATCAGCGGCTCGGGTGTGCGGGACACGGCCGCCTCCTTGAAAATCTGGCTGCGTATCGCGGCGCGTATCGCCAGCACGTCCACCGGCGTGCCAACAAACCGTGCGAGCCCGGCGCCATAATCAAGCTGCCAGATATAATCTCCTGGATTTGTCAGCAGCCGCCGCAGAACGCGCTGCTGGCCCAGCGCAGTGTCTGCGGCCAACGCAATATCGCCCGTCGAACTCGCAGACAGATCGCCGCCCCAAACCACACTCGCGTCCTGCATCCCCGCCCCCAAACCATTAGGGCGGTCCCGCCAACCAGGCCGCCAAAAGCCCCGAGCTTCAAGAGACGTTTACAATTCCAACGGTTCAGTCAGCCGGCGTCGGCGGCGTCTCAGAAGGCGGATGCACGTGCTCGTTGTAATGTCCACGCAGCCGCGACAATGCGCCCTCGCCGTCATAGACATCACCGCTCACATGCAAATCTCCGGTGTGGGTCCAAGACGGCGCCGCGCTCCTAATCGAACCATCATTGAGCAGCTTGATAAAACTGCCCGACTTGTGCACCAGCCAAAGCTCGCCGCTGGCCGCAGCAGGCGCCGGCGTGGTATTCGACCACAAACGCCCGACGACAATGCCATGCTCCGCGTCGCCCTCTTGCCAAATCAAAACAACCTGATCGCCCGGTGAAGGCGGACACGCCAGTCCCCACCCATTCCCTACCCAACTCGCCGCTATCGGCAGCCAGCCGGAGAGCACGCCCTCGGGTTGAATCTGCACGCGCACCGTCGCCGCCGTCGTATCAACCGATGTCACAACAGCCAGCCGAGGCTGCGCCCACCCCTGATCTAAACGGGACGCATGAGCCTTGATCAGATTGAGGAAGCTATCCACGCCGGCACCCTCGCTCTCACATGCTGCGTGAACCCCTGCCCGAACGACATCCGCCGCTCGACGTCGGAAATCACATAGAGCCCATCGAAATCCGTTCCCGTGTCAGACAACGTCAATCCCATCCGCGGCTGCATCGCCAGTTCGCCGGGCAGTTCGATGTCAACACATAGGGCATGCTGCGCCATCTCGCCCAGCACCCGCTGGGCAATGCTCTGCGCCATGTCGGCGCTCACATTCGGCCGCACGATCACATAGTCCGGGGTCCCACCGTAACCACCGCCCAGGGTCGCCGTCTGCGAAATCGAGGTCTGACCGCGGCAATCCCAACTCCGCACCGCGACGGAAAGCGCCCCCTCCAGGCTGAGTGTCCGCTCCAGCCGCAGAGACACGCAATCAGCTGGCGTCAGCGCCACGGTCGCACTCGCCGCCGGCGGCATGAAATTCAGCACCTGCTGATCCACCCAGACATCAAACCCTTCCTGCTCCGCCAGCCGCGTCAGCAGATCCCACTCCGTGGTGAATCGTCCGTGCTGATCCAGCGTCGTTCGTGCATGTTGACTTTGAAAGTTTCTACCGACTGGAAAGGAAGTTGCAGTTACGTTCGCCGTCAACCCCTGCCGGGTAGCCAACACTGTGGCGATGTCGCTGGCCGTCTGGTTCTGAAAAGTCTCTTGTGTGCGAGCCTCGATGAAGAGGGCCGTCAAATCCCGCCCTTCCACGCTCACCTGGCCACGAATAGGATCGATATCTATAAAGTCCGCTTGCCCCAGCAGCATCGGAACCCACACGCCGTCCAGCCCGAACTGAATTCCAATCCGCAACGGCCCGGATGACCAAACCGCAGGTCCGGACACATCCAGCGCCAGCCTCAACCGGAACCGGTTTGCCGCCAGATGGCTATTGCTGGATACCTCAGCCTCGATAACGCCGCCCACAACCACGCCATTAACAGTGATCTGAACAGCAGGCGTCCGGGCATTACTGCTGGCCAATGCCGCCTCCGGCCGATGGGTCAACGTCAGGAATGGACAGTGTCACCAGCCCTTGCAGAAACGGATCCAGTATGTCGTTGGCCGCAGCAATCCGTACCCACTGCGTCGCATCGCCAAGATAGACAGACGCCACCTGAAACAGATTGCCGCCCGCCACGGTCACCACCCGCATCAGCCCGCCTCCGCCAGATTGCTTACCGCACGGCCAACATAATCCTGTGCGACGCAAAGCTGCGCCAACGTGCCCGATGCACTCACCGCGGTTGCCAAATCGCTCGACATGAGCCCGGTTTCGGCGCTTGAAACGCCTTGCGAGATCGAGCCCTGCACGGCGCTGAGGCTGGACGCTGCGGCTGCGGCCGCCGCAGTCCCAGAAGTCAGTGCGCCCGCCGCCGCCACTGCTGCCAGCGCTGCCGTCACATCCACATAAAGGCTCGCACTCGCAAGATCGCCCGCAATCTCGCTACCGGCCGAGAGAACAACGGACGCACTAGCCTGCGCTTCGTCAAGCAGCACCTTGCAGGTAATCCGGTATTCGATCCACCAGGGGCTTGTGTAAGCGAGTTGCAGGTCTGCAATGATAACGCTGTAGAAGAACTGATCCCACGTCAGCGGCAGCACATCACCCGCTGCCCGCATGGCGTCCAGCATCGCGGCACGTCCGCTAGCATTCGCGCCCGATATCACCCCGGCCCAGGCAATATCCCCATCGTCACGCCCCATCACATCGATGACACGCACACCGCCCGGCAGCTTATGCACCGCCAGCGACTGCGCACCCCCAAGCTGCACCCGCCCAGGCACCTCGAAACCTTGAAGTGTTACCGAGCCAAGTTGCAAGACGACCATCATCCCCCCACCGTCGCCC